GGCGCAATGCACGCTCACCCGATTGGGTCGGCTGCACGCTCGCGCCGATCATTGAAGTGGACCCGGCCGAGAAACCCGCACGGAAGCGCGTGGGCGCGCTGGTGGATCACCTGATTGCCATGGGCGTGCTGGTGGTGAGGCGCACACCGAACGGGAAGGGGCGTGAAATTGAGTGCGTATTGCCAGGCCTTCGCGTGCTCCCACAGTCGCCACAGTCTGACTGTGGGGTGACTGTGGCGACTGTAGGCGCACCACCTCCCGCAGACCCCCACACTAGTGGTCTGTGGGGTGTGGGGAGTGAGTGTGGGGGGTTTCCACAGTCCGCGGACTGTGGGGATCGCGAGGCCACCGAGAGGATGCTGGCGGGATGAGCGATGACACCATTGCCGTAAGCTTCGCCATAACAGAAGCAGAGCGGATGCCTCCCGCCATGGCGCCACTGCTCGCCATTGTGTCTGCCGAGGTCAACCTTGGCGGCGTGGTCCTGCTTCTCGGGGGGATTCGTGTGATGGCCCGCCGATCCGGCCAAGTCGTTGCCAGAACGGCCTTTTGGAGGCATCCAATAACCGGGGTTTGGGCCCCCGGTGTGTTGCTGCCCCAACCCCTCGAGAAGGCGCTGATCGCGGCGGCCTTAGAGGCGGTGGCGGAATGAGTGATCCCTACTACAGCACCCCGGCATGGCTGCGGCTGCGACAGGCTTGCCTGCGGCGGGACGGCTATAGATGCTCTACGCCTGGCTGTGGCAGCACGTGCAGGTTGACGGTGGATCACATCGTTGCGCGACGGGCAGGCGGTGCGGATGCGCTGCACAACCTGCGCACCCTGTGCATCACCTGTGACGCGTCGGTGAGGGAGCGGGCGGGTGGGCAGCGGCGGCAAGGCGGTGCGGCGCCACGCGCCAAGGGGTGCCACATCGACGGTACGCCGCGCGACTCGGCGCATTGGTGGCGCGCCAAGGAATTGCTCGGGGCTGAGGGCCCAGACCGTGCCAAGGAAGCGCGCAAGGTTAGTTTCATCGTCGGTTCGGACTTTGGCTGATGGGCACCAGGGGCCCCGGTGCCCGGCCGGTCAGACTTCCGGCCCAACCCCGCCCAGAACCTGCGACGTTGCGCCGCGCGTTTAAGCGGCCGCGCACCCGTGCCGGACGTGTCATCGCCTTCCTGGAACGGCTGAACATCACCAGCGGCGCCAAGGCGGGCCACAAATTAAAGTTGCGGCCGTGGCAGCGGCGGGCGATCACCCGGATTTATGCGACCGACGCCAAGGGGCGCCGGCCGGTGCGGACGGCGCTGCTATCGCTGGGTAGGAAGTCCGGCAAATCCACCCTGACCGCGGCGCTCGCGCTGTGCCATCTGGCCGACTGCGAGGCGGTGCCGCGCGGCCAGGTTGTCGCCGCTGCGGCGGACCGGAATCAGGCGGGCATCATTTTCGCCGAGTTGAAGGCGTTCGTGCTGGCCGACGCCGAGCTGTCCGGCCGGATCGTCTTTCGCGAGTGGAACAAATCCGCGCAGGACACCGTAACCGGCAGCGTGTTCATCACGGCATCGTCGGACCATCGCAAGGCGCACGGCACCAGCCCGACGTTTTTCGTGGCTGACGAGGTGGCACAATGGCGCGGGCGCGAGCTGCTGGACGCGCTGCGCACCGGCCAGGGCGCCCACGCCGAGCCGCTGGGCATCATCATATCTACGCGGAGCCCGGACCCTGACTCGCCGCTGGAAGAACTGATCAAGTACGGCGCCGAGGTCGACGCCGGTATCGTCCAGGATTCGACGTTTGCCGCGTTCGTCTACTCCGCACCCATGGACGCGGACCCGTGGGCGCCGGAAACTTGGCTGTTGGCGAACCCTGACGCCGACGCGGTGCGGCTGGCGGACATCGCGGTACAAGCCCGGCAAGCTATGCGGCTGCCATCGCAAGAATCGAGCTTCAGGGCCTACATTTTGAATCAGCCGGTGCAGGCGGACGACCGTTTTATTGCCCCGGGAGACTGGGATGCGTGCGCCGGCACGGCCGAGGCGGTGGGGCCGGTCTACGGGGGCCTGGACCTCGCCAGTGGGGCGGCCGACCTGACTGCCTTCGTGCTGTACTGGCCCACCACGGGCCGCTTGACATGCTGGGCGTTCCTCCCCGCCCTTAAACTCGACCAGAAGGCGGCAGAGGACCGGGCACCGTATCGGCAATTTGCCGCGGCTGGGCACGTCATAGAGATTCCCGGCAAGGCAATTGACCGGACCTGGCTCGCCGAGTGGATCGCCACCAAGACGGAAGGACTCGACGTTCAAGGCATCGCCAGCGACCGCTGGGGCCTGGCCGACTGGCAGGCCGTGCTGGACCGCGAGGGCATCCGGCTGCCCATGGTGGCGCGCGGCACCGGGTATAAGGATGCCTCTCCGGATATCGGCGCCTTCGAGCGGGCGGTGCTGGACGGCAACATCGCCCACGGCGGCAACGCGCTGCTGCGCTGGGCTGTCTCGAATGCCGTCATTGATACCGACCCGGCCGGCAATCGAAAGCTGGCGAAGGATCGGGCGCGCGGGCGAATCGACCCGCTGGCGGCGGCGGTGCAGGCGGTTGGCCTGGCCGGGCGGGCGCCGGCAGCGGCTTCCTTCGAGTTCACCGGGATGCTGCTGACTGCGTAACCACCAGCCCGAGGTGTGGTTGGGCGCTTAAGGTTTCTCCTCCCAAAAGCTCTTTCCCGGGGGTGCGGCAGGGGCGCTAAGTTCTGGCAAGACCGCTTCCACTGCGGCGATCGCTTGCTGTAGTGCAGCAATTTGCGCGATCAGTTCGATTTTCGGCTCAATTTCTATAATGTAGCGAACCAACCGGAGTCGCTCTTGCTTGAGATGATCTAGAATATCATTGTCGGCGGGTTGTTTGCTCATCGCACCATTCGGTCCTTTTGCGGTATCGGGGTGGGTTGGGAGCCAATACCCTAGCAAATTCACACGCATGCAAGCCCCAAACAATCTTATTCCCCTCCGCTGAAGGGGTCTTGACGCGGCAACTCCGCCCCTATAAAATCCTCCTGAGTTGAGGAGTTTTCTATGGTGACCCACCCTATCGAGAGAGCGCAGGTTACCTTCAGCCACGCCGCGCGGGCTGCCGGGGTGACGGATCGCACGTTGCGCAACTGGCTCGACCGCGGGCAGGTGATCCTGGAAGGCGATGACGGCAGAGTGGGAGCCACCTGGCGCCGCTTCTCCATCCTCGATGTGGTCCGCCTGGCAATCATCGGCCGCCTCGTCGATTACGGCGTGCCGGTTGCCGAGGCATACGAGATCGTCGCCGACACAATCGACCCAGGCTTGCGGGGCCTGATGGATCGGCCGACGACGCCGCGGGACCTCCCCGAGTTGCTGCGCAACATGACGGTAGCGGTTTCCCGTGAAGGTGGCACCACGCGAAAGGTGAGCTTCGGCTATCAACGGGAGGACCCGGCCAGCGTTGCCGGCTTGCAGCACTACATCTTCATTCGTGCGGGCGAGGTCGCGACTGCGGCGCTCGACCGCCTCGAGTCCTGACGTGTTTTGGCGGGTGGGCACCGCCGCGCGCGCTGAGAAGCGCCCGATCCCCTCGATGGACGCCCAACCCTACCGCGGCGACGCGGCGCCCTTCCCTCAGATGGAGTTACCCACTTGACACTTCGTGAAATTCTCGCGCGGCGTGATGCTATCCGCACCGAACTGCGCTCGATTCTCGACACGGCGCCCGATGGCAACCTGGCCGACGAGGCGCGGACCCGTGCCGACGCCCTCGAAGCCGAGGCGGGCCGGCTGAACGACACCGAACGGCGCGTGGCGCTGGCCGATGAGTTGGACCGGCGCGCGGCCGGGACGCCGATCATCGGCGGCACCGACACCCACTTCGATACCCTGGCCGGGCAGGTGACGGCTCTCGACGTGATCCGCGCCCAGATGGGCGGCACCGATGCGGCTTGCGGCCGTGCGCGGGAAGTTTCCGCCGAGTTGGAACGCCGCAGCGGGCGCCGGGCCGAAGGCCTGCTGTTTAGCCTGGGCGCCTCCGGTGCGCCGATCGAGCGGCGCGTAGTCTCGACCGCGGCGCCGGTTGGCGGCCCTGGCTCTGCCTTTGTACAGACCACGGTTTCGCCGAACCTGATTGATCGCCTGCGCGAGCGGGTGCTGGTGCGGCAGCTGGGCGCCACGGTGCTGGGCGGGCTGGTGGGCAACCTGGCGATACCGCGCCTTACCGCTTCCGCTTCCGCCGGGTGGGTGGCCGAGAATGCCGCCATCACGCCGAGCGATACGACGCAAGATCAAGTCTCGCTCACGCCGAAACACGTAGGCGGCATCGTCGAACTTTCCAGAAACATGATTCAGCAAACGAGCCTCGACGTTGCGCGGATGGTGGAAAACGACCTGACGCAGCTCATCGCGGCGGCGCTCGACGCCGCGGCGATCAAGGGCGGCGGCAGCAACGAACCGGCCGGCCTGCTGGCAACCGGCAGCGGCATCGGCAACGTCCCGCTTGCGGCCCCCGGCGGGGTGCCGACCTGGGATTCTGTTGTCGCCCTGATCGCCGCGGTTGACGTTGCCAACGCCCTCGGCGGCACCCTGGCCTTCCTGACGAACGGCAAGGCGGTGAGCAAGATGCGGCGCACGCTGAAAACCAGCGCGGACACGTCGAGCAACTTCATCATGAACGACGCCGCGACCCTGGCCGGCTATTCGTTGGCATCGACGCAGAATGTGCCGAGCAACTTGACGAAGGGCGGCGGCACTGCCCTGTCTGCCTTGATCTTTGGCGACTGGTCGCAACTGCTGATCGGTTTCTGGTCGGAACTCGACATCCTGGTGAACCCCTACGAGTCCACGGCATATTCGAAGGGTAACGTGCAGGTCCGGGCGATGGCGACGGCGGATGTTGCGATCCGGCACGCGCTCGCGTTCGCCGCGATCAACGACATGATCACGACCTAAGATGATCCCCGCTCGCTTCCCCAACGGGGTGGAGGTGCGCGCAGCCGTGGAGCTGCGCGCTACCTCCGGGCGGCGCCTCGGCGGGTATGCCGCGGTTTTCAATGTCGAAGCCCGGATCGGCGACTTTCGCGAGATGGTGCGGCCCGGCGCGTTCAGAAAATCGCTGCTCAATCCGGCGCGCGACGTGCTGGCGCTCATGGATCACTCGACCGATCGGGTGCTGGCGCGGACTGCCAACGGCAGCCTGAGGCTTTCCGAAGATGCCCGGGGGCTGGCCTTCGATCTCGACCTGCCGCCCACCACGCTGGGCAATGACGCGCTGGCGATGGCGGAGGCGCATCTTCTTGGAGGGTGCTCCTTCGGTTTCCGCGTGCTCGAGGAAGCCTGGCCGACGCGTGACCAGCGCGAGCTGCGGGCGGTGGAGCTGATCGAAATCAGCTTGATATCGGCGCACCCGGCTTACGCGGCAACGTCCGTGGCGGCCCGCGGGCGTCTGGTGGCGGGAGGCGCGGCACGGGCCCGGCTGTCCCGGCTGTTGGAGGTGCTTTGATGGGCATCATGCAACGCCTGGCCGGCGCGCTGGGCTATGAACGCCGAGGCGCCGGTATTGGTGTGGACGGCTGGCCGACTGCGGGCACCATTAGCAGCGCGGGCTACAGCGTCAGCGCGAGCCTGGCCGAAAACCTGAGCACCACAACGGCATGTGTTAATGCCATTGCGTCGGCGCTCGCCAGCCTGCCCCCGTTCGTCTACCGACTCGCCAATGACGGGCGGGCGGAGGACCCGGCGCATCCCGTGGCACGGCTGATCCGGGCCCCGAATGCTTTCCAGTCCTGGCCGGATTGGATCGAGCTGACCATGGGCGAGGTGCTGCTACAGGGCAACGCACTGTCCATCATCGAGTCGGACGTCGCCGGCAACCCGACGGCTCTAGTCCCGGTGCCGTGGCAGAACGTCAGCGTGCAACTGCTGCCATCGGGACGGCTCGCCTATGACGTGATGACATATCAGGCACCTTTCGGCGGAACGGGAAGGCCGCAGCGGTTGCTGGCCGACCAGGTGTTCCACCTGAAGGACCGGGGCGACAACCCATACGTTGGGCGCAGCCGGATTAGCCGGGCGCCTGAGGTGCTGGGCAACGCGCTTGCCTTGCAAGAGTTCAATGGCGCCATGTGGAAGAACCAGGCCACACCCTGCGGCGCAATCGAGATTGAGTCGGGTTTGACACAGCCGCACTTCGATCGCCTTCGCGAGCAATTCTCCCAGCGGCATACGGGGGCGCACAACGCCCGCAACGTGCTGATCCTCGACAACAAAGCCAAGTGGACCCCGCTTTCCGTTTCGCCCGAGGACGCCGAGGTGCTGGCCTCGCGTCGGTTCTCGGTGGAGGAGTTGGCGCGGCTGTTTGGGGTGCCGGCGCCAATCATTGGCGACCTGAGCCACGGCACGTTCACGAACGCCGAGACCACGGGCCGATGGTTCGCCATGTTCACGCTGGCGCCGTGGTGCAGGAAGCTGGAAGCTGAGTTTTCCCGCAGTGTGTTCGCCACACCGGATCGGCACCTTGAAATTGACCTGTCCGGGCTGCAGCGTGGCAGTTACGCCGAGCGGTGGCAGGCGAACGTGGCGGCGGTGGACGCCGGCATTCTCGACGCGAACGAGGTCCGGGAGGCGGAAGGGTATAATCCACGCCCGGCGCCCGCTGGCGGGCCGCCGGTGGCGGAGTAACGATCTGGCGGCCCACACCGGCTGAATACTACCCCCCGGCAGTCCTCGCGGCCGTTGCCGGCGGACCGGGCTGCCGGTGCTGTGCGGCGACTGCGGCGCGACTGCGGTGAGCAGGGCAGAAGTCACGTTATGGAAAGTCAGGGGCATGCCGCACCCTTCCCGAGCAATCTTGCGGTGATCGTGCCCGCCCGGCGGTGCCGGATGGCGTCCAGGGCCGCCTGCGCCTCGGCTGCGGCAGCAGAAAGAGGCAGAAAAAGCTCTATCCCTTTTAAGACGGTTCGCTGACTGAACTCTGTGTTGGCGGCGTGCAGCACATAGGCACTGGTCGCCTGCCGGCTGGCGGTGCCGCCGCCGATCCAGGCCACCCGGACCCGGCGCTTGACGATGGACAGCAGGCGGAGCTGGGCGAGCTGGCGCACGCCGGCCGCGATAGTCGCCCGGCTGATGTGGGCGAGCCGCGCAAGAGCCGTGTAGGAGGCCACCACGGCACCCTGGCCGGGCCGCCGCACCGACCATAGGAGGCAGTCCAGCAAAACCGCCTGGCGGTGGGTCAGGCGACCGCGGCGCAGCAATTTCCGGCCACGCGCGGCGATCGCACCGGCTTGGGCCGGGCTGATCGGCGGGGCGCTGGGCATGGGTAGGGTGATGTTCATGGTGTCGCTTTCCTCGGTTGTGCCGAGGCCGGGAGCGGCGCCCGCAAGGCAAAGCATCCCCGTGGCAAGATGGGGCTTGCAAAAGGCGCGGAGAGTTGGGAGGATCGCCTTGTCACAGATCGATCCATCCCGGCTCTGCCGGAACGGGGGCCGCTTTTAGGGCGGCCTTCGGCGTTTCAGGGTTCTGGGCTAGGCGATGGTCCTTTCGCGACTCGCCGCGGACGGTGCGGCGTGGTCAGATTGTCATGCTATCCCGCATCGAGGGAAGGGCCGGGTTACGTTCGGGCTGCGAGCAAGCGCCGCCGGACGGTAGCCCGGGCCGTCTTTACCAGGGTGTCGGACTTCTGGGCATCGGTGGCGCCGGCCAGGTCCAGGGCGGCCCTGACCAGGGCCGGCGTGTCGTCAACTGCGTTTGACATGCCCGTAAAGCCCCGCGGAACCAATTGATTCGCCTCACGTTTTACGGGCTGGACGCGCGGATTTGCGCCGCCGTCGACAAGCCAACGAAGTTCCCGCTCCATCCATTGCCCAACGGTGATTTTCTCGCGCTGGGCCGCCAGCGCAACCGCCTCCCGCAGCCGCGTCGAGATCGCCCGGATATTCCATGGGCCTTGCTGGTCAATCTCGCTGTTCACAACGGACTCCCGTAAAGCAGGTTTGCCAACGCGCTTTACGCCAGAGCGGGCGATGAGTAAAGCAGGTTTGCCAACGCGCTTTACGCCAGAGGGGGCGGTGCGGCCACGATCGCCCGCAGCACATCATCCGGCAGCGCGGACAGGGTGGCGGCCTTGTGCGCGGCCAGGCATTCGCGCAGCCACAATGCGCCGAGTTTCTGAATCAACGGGCGGGCCTGCTGCAGCGCCGCCTCCCTGGCCGGGTTGGCCGCTCGCCGCGCGTGGCCGAGTGTGCCATAGTGGCGGGTGGTGTGGGTCATGGTCTCTGAACTCCTTATGATCTGCGCCAGGTGGGCGGGGTGTTGCTTTTTCATATCGCCCGCGGATTGTTGTATCCTGTAAGGATACACGACTCCCGCGGTCCTTGTTTCTACACCGTGCCGAGTGGGTGCGGCCGCAGATTTCCCCTCCGCTGAAGGAGTCTTGACGCGGCAACTCCGCCCCCCTATAAAAGCTCCTGAGTTGAGGAGTTTTTGTCGTGTCCAACCCTCTTGCGAGAGCCCAAGTCACCCGCGTCGCGCCGGGGGTGTGAGGTGAGCAAAATCACCTTCGAGTACTCGGTGTTGTTCGCAACCGGGCAAACCGATTTCGTGGCCCGGCTTCCCGTGCCTTCCCTGGACTTCGTGCCCGAGAGAACCTGGCGGCTGTACCGGCGACTGCTGGATCACGGCGGCAACATCGAAGCGTGGTTCACCACCGAAGCGGCCTACCGCGCCATGCGGGCGGAGGTGATGCGCCGACTCGGTGGCCGGGTGGCTGCAGCATGATCGCCGAGGATGACCAACTCGCCCGGCTGGCTATGCTCGAGGCCAATTACGAGTTTCTTGAGGCCGCGCGGAAACTGATAGCCGACGCGCCGGCGGCCGATCGCATCGCCGTGGCGCAGCAAGCGGCGCGCGATCTGGTGCCGCTGGTCCGCCAGGGGCGGCTTACCGAGGCCGATTTGGTGGACGACCTCGGTTACGAGTTACACGACGCCGGCGTGCCGCAGCGGGAGGCATACGCGGCCATTCTGCGGGCGGTGATGGAACGCACCCGCCCGGAGGCGTTCGGCAAGCTGATCGCGCGTCCGTTCGTGCTGGGCGACCCGCGCGCCATCGCGCCGCGGGCCTGGCTTTACGGGCGCCACTATATCCGCAAGTTCGTGTCCGCCACCGTGGCGCCTGGCGGGCTGGGCAAGTCCTCGCTCGCGCTGGTGGAGGCGGTGGACATGGCCACCGGCCGCGGGCTGCTGAGCGGCAAGCCGGGCCCCCTGCGGCGGGTATGGTACTGGTGTGGTGAGGACCCGCGCGAGGAAATAGAGCGCCGGGTTGCCGCGATCTGTCTGCACTACGGTATCACGGCGGACGACCTCGGCGACCGCCTGTTCATCGACTCCGGGCGCGACACGCCGCTGATTATGGCGACCGAGTCGCGCGACGGGGTGCAACTGGCCCGGCCGGTGGCGGACGGGTTGGCGACCGAAATGCAGGCAAGCCGAATCGACGTGCTGGTCCTCGACCCGTTCGTTGCCACGCACGCCGTTTCGGAAAACGACAACGGCGCGATCAACGCCGTTGCGCGCCAGTTCGCCGAGATTGCCGACCAGGCCAACGCCGCGGTCGAGTTGGTGCACCATCTGCGGAAGGGTGCGCCAGGTGCATCGGGCGACCGCAGCGTTGACGACGCGCGGGGCGCGCGTGCCCTAATTGATGCCACCCGCTCGACTCGAGTGCTCAACCCGATGACGGAGGATGAGGCCGGCGCGTTGGGCATCTCGCCCGAGCATCGGCGGCGCTACTTCCGGGTGGACGATGGCAAGGCCAACCTTGTGCCGCCGTCCACGTCCGCGGTGTGGCGCTACCTGGCATCTGTGAGCCTGGACAACGGCACCGCCGATATGCCGGCTGACTTCGTGGGCGTGGTGACCGCCTGGGACAAACCCGCCGTTGGCGACGGCATCACACAGCAGAACGTCGCCGATCTGCACCAGCGACTCGAGGCCGGCGCACCGAACCGGCGCAATGCACGCTCACCCGATTGGGTCGGCTGCACGCTCGCGCCGATCATTGAAGTGGACCCGGCCGAGAAACCCGCACGGAAGCGCGTGGGCGCGCTGGTGG